TGGAAGGCGTGAAGCAGGAGTTGCGCGAATTGACCAACGCACTGCGAGAACTGATCCGCATCGATGGCGACATCAAGCGCGTCCAGGATGCCATGTCGCGCATCGGCCGCCAGGTCGATGACCACGAGATCCGCGTGCGAAAGGTCGAGAACAGCGGCTCCGTCAACGCCACGCGGCTGAGCTCTGCAGAGCGCGTCATCTGGCTCGCCATTATGTTCGCGGTGGGTGTCATCCAGTACGCGGTCACGCACTGAGGTTGCCGTATGCCCGGAACCATGAGCCAAGCAGACCTGGTGGCGGACTTGAAGGCGTCGATGCCTGGCAGCGATGTGGTGTTCAGTGCGCCAGCAGATGCCGATTATATTCGCCAGCTGGATGCTGCCGCGCTGGACTTTTCACGCGTACGACCGAGGACGCTGGTGGGCGCGGTCACGCTCAGTGCAGACATCTCTGAATACGACGCGCCGGGCGACTTGGTTAGATTGAAATTCCCGCTCTGGGGCATCAACGAGAAACGCGCACGCAAACCGTGGGAGAGCAACTACCCGGGGCGTTTGCCGCGCGCGTATATCGTGCAGGGTGCCACCGGCCTGCAGCTCTCACTGGAGCCTGCGCCGAACGCGGCGCAGATCGCGGATCTGGGTTCTAGCTACAAATTCTATTATTTCGCCGCGCACACAATTGATACCAACGCCACCAACACCACCATCCTGCCGGCGGATCGTGGGCTGTTGCTGTTGCGCGCCCAGGCGGAGGCGATGAAGGAACTGGCGGCGCGTAACTCACACAAGCCTGTAAAAATGCGTGACGGCATGAACAGCACGCCGCGCAACGGGACTCCTGCTGCGTTGTACGAGCAGTTGATGGATGCGTTCGAGGCACAGGTTCGATGAGCAGCTCACTGCGTATTGAGACGAGGTTCCGAGGTAAGAAGGTGTTGCGTGCCTTCGAACGTGCCCCAGAGGTGATGGCGCGTAACCTGCAGCGCGGTTTGTCACGAGGAGCTGAAGAGGTCGCGCGGGAAGCCAGCCGGGTTGCCCCGAAAGCGTTCAGCACCCTCACACAGTCAATCAAGGCAGACCGTGACACCCCGTTCCGCTATTCCGTTGGCCCACACGTGGACTATGCCCGCGCCGTAGAGGAAGGTACCGGGCCGGGAGGCAACCCGCCCATCCAGACGCTGCTGGACTGGATACAGGTTCAGCGCATTGAGCCGGATGACCCGTCGATGGACGCGCGTGACCTGGCCTACGTGATACAGGACAGCATTCGCAGAAAAGGTACGCCGGCGCAGCCCTACATGGCCCCGACACGCGACAAGATGCAGTCGCGTGTGATGCAACTGATCCGTGACAGCGCGCAGGCAGGCCTGCGTGAGGCCGGGCTGTCATGAGCCTCATCGGTACCATCATCGACAGCCTGGTCACCGCCCTGTCTGCGGCGGCGCCAACCAGCACGGTGACGCGGACCATGCTGGACTTTGCGTTTCGGGATGAGGCTGAGCTGGAGGCCGGTGTGTTCACCGTGATCAGCAAAGGGATCGAGGGTAACGAGCCAGAGGAATATCTGAACCTGCTCCTGGTCGGCCAGGTGCTGGTGCGCGCCAGCGAGGACGACACGGATCCGCAGGCCGGCGACCTCCTGGAAGAAGCCGAGCACACGCTGCTGGACCAGGTGCATTGTTTTATCCGTGGCGCAAAAGGTGCGCAACTCAAGCTGGGCACCGTGCGCCAGAGCATGCAGCTGGACCGGCCGTATGGGTGGATATCAGTCCCGCTGCGCGTGGGGCCATTCGATCTCGGTTGCCTGCTGGATGTGGCAACGATGGACCCGTTCATCACCTTCAATGCCGACTGGGATATGGCGCCGCCCGATGGACAGATCGACGCAACCGATAACGTGACACTGGAGCAATAGCATGAGCCAAGTACTGTTTGTAAAGCCCGGCAAGGGCCTCAAGGTGGTCGATCCCGTCACCGGTGAGGCACTGCCCGATCTCGGCGCGGAGGTGTCGCACAGCCCCTACTGGCTGCGTCGCCTGCGCGATGGTGATGTTACACAGGCCAGCCCGGCCAAAGCCCGGAATAAATCCAAGGAGCGTTCCACATGATCTCGTTCAACCAGATACCGATCGACCTGCGCGTGCCCGGGCAGTATATCGAGTTTGACAATACCCGGGCCATTCAGGGGCTGGTGTCACAGCCGCACAAAATTCTGGTTATCGGCCAGCGGCTTGCGGCCGGCAGCGTTGCTGCCGACGTGCCGACGCGCATCCTCTCTGCCGCTGAGGCCGAAACCAGTTTTGGTCGCGGTTCTATGCTGGCAACGATGTTGGCGGCGTTAAAAGACGCTAATCGCTACACCGAAAGCTGGGCGATCGCATTGGACGATGCCGCCGCCGGCGCCGCCGCGTCCGGTAGCATCACGATCGGTGGTGCAATCACCAGTACCGGAACACTGAATTTATATATCGGCGGAAAGCGTGTGCGTGCTGCTGTCACGTCGGGTGATGCGGCGTCCACAGTGGCCACGGCGCTTGCGGCGGCTATCAATGCCGACACCTCGCTGCCGGTTACCGCCGCGGTGAATGGCGTAACGGCCGAACAGGTGGACATCACCGCACGGCACAAGGGCGAAAATGGCAACGCCATCGATCTGCGCGTGAACTACTACACCGGCGAGAAACTGCCAACCGGCATGACGGTGACCATCGTCGCGATGGCCGGCGGTACCGCCAACCCGGATATCTCCACCACGATCGCGGCGATAGCCGCCACACAGTACAACACCATCATCATGCCCTACACCGACGCCGCCAACCTGACAGCGCTGGAGACCGAGCTGAGCAGCCGCTGGGGGCCATTGCAGATGATCGAAGGCCATGCGTTTACCGCAGCGAGCGGCACGCATGCCGCGCTGGTAACGCTGGGTGACAGCCGCAACAGTGAGTTCGTGACGATCATGGGCACCGGCAGCAGCCCGGTACTGCCCGAAGTGTGGGCCTCTGTGGTTGGCGCGGTCGATGCGTTCGAGCCGGACCCGGCACGGCCTCGCCAGACACTGCCACTCCCGGGTATATTGCCACCGTCGGAATCGGCACGCTTTACCCTCGAAGAGAATAATCTGTTGCTCAAAGACGGCATCAGCACCTTCGAGGTGGACTCAGGCGGCAATGTAAAGATCCAGCGACTGATCACAACCTACCAGCAGACCGCTGGTGGCGTTCCTGACACCAGTTACCTGGATGTCACCACCATGCGCACACTGGCGTTTTTGCGTTTCTCGGTGCGTGCGCGCATTGCACTCAAGTTCCCGCGCTACAAACTGGCCAACGACGGAACCAACTTCGGCGCAGGCCAGGCGATTGTGACGCCCAACATCATCCGCGCCGAGCTGATTGCGCTGTTCCGTGACTGGGAGGATGCCGGGCTGGCCGAGAATATCGACCAGTTCAAGGCAGACCTGCTGGTCGAGCGCAACACCACAGACCCGAACCGGGTCGACGCCATCATCCCGCCGGACATCATCAACCAGTTCCGCATTTTCGCGGGGCAGGTCCAGTTCCGGCTGTAACCAGCCGCGCTAACGCAGGAGAAACACCATGAGTCAGTTACTCGGAAAGGCGCTTATCAAGGTCGACGGCCAGTTATTGCGGTCGAAGCCAGGCGCAAAGTTCAACCTGGGCGGCGTCAACCGAAAGACCCAGAGCGACGACACCGGACACGGTTTCTCGGAAGAGAACGTGGCGCCGTTTATCGAATGCTCGATCAATCTGGATGGCGCCATCAAGATCACCGATCTGGCAACAGCCACCAACGCATCGGTGACGTTCGAGGCCGACACCGGGCAGACCTACGTGCTGCGCAACGCCTGGCTGGAAAACCCGCCGGAGGTCACCTCCGGCGAGGGTGGCGATGTGCCGTTGCGCTATGTCGGTGAGAGCGCGGAGGAAATGGTCTGATGCGAACCGTGACGGTAGATCTGGAGAAAGGTCTGTCACTCAACGGTGTAGATCAGCGCAGCGCAGTTATACGCGAAGCGACCGTCGGCGATGTCGTTAATGCGCAGCTTGAATCGAGCAACGAGATAATCAGCGGTATCGTCATGCTCGGACTGCAGATTCAGCGTATTGGTGATATCCAGGGACCACTCAGTCTGGGCGAAATCAGCAAGCTCACCTGCAGAGACATGGACATCTTGCAAGCGGCTGCGGAGGGCCTTGAATCGAGGGGGCGAGATCAGTCGGAGGCCGGAGACAGTCGCCAGGATGGTCTCCGAGATACGCCTGCACCGGCTCACAGGAATGACACGTTACGAGATCAGAGCGCTGCCTGAGTGGGAATATCAACTGTATCAGGAGCTAATGTCAGACGATGAGTGAAGAGCGTATTAAAATACTGGTCAATCTCGCGGGTAATGTCGCGCGGAAAGCCAGGCAATACGCTAAATCCATGCAGCGTTTCGAGCGCAGCACATCAACCAGTCTGCGGCGCGTGAGGCGCGCAGCCAGGGCTGCCGGGCGTGGCATAAAGCGGATGGGGAATCGCTACACAGCACTGGCAGCGACGGCTGCAGGAACCGTTGCGGTAAGAAGCATTGCCAGCATGGAGGATAGATTAACCGCGCTTGGCATCCAGGCCGGAGTGACTGACGATAGACTGGCCTCGCTGAAAAAAAGAATATTCGATGTGGCAAAACAGCCATCTGTCAGGCTAGACCCTCAAGAGATACTCGCTGGCCTTGAAAAGGTGGTATCGATTACCGGCAACTTTGATGTGGCTGTCGGTAATATAAATAATATTGCGCACGCAATACGCGCGAGTGGATCTGCTGGCGAAGATGTTGGTGCGCTAGTCGCCAATCTTTTCCAGAAATTTAATATACGTGATGCAAAAACCATGGCTAAAATGCTTGGGCTGCTTTCTCAGCAGGGTGAGAAAGGCGCCTTCGAGCTGAAGGACCTGGCAACGCAAGGCAACCGTGTAACGGCCGCATTTGCGGCAACAGGGCGGACCGGGACTGCCGCTGTGCGTGAGATGGGCGCACTGTTGCAAATGATTCAGCGCAATACCGGTAGCGCCGATGAGGCATCCACAGCATTTGAGCGGATGCTGGCTACAATTACGCAGGAAAAGGTCTCAGAACTACAGAAAAACGGGATACAAATATGGGACCAGAAGCAACTTGCGAAAGGGAACAAAGTTGCGCGTTCTATACCCGACATCATAAAAGACATCGTTATTGCAACCAATGGCGATGTGCAAAAGCTCTCTTCAATTTTTGACATACGCGCATTGAGAGCGGTCAACGCATTCGTTCTCGACTTCAAGAAAAACAAGGGGTTCAAGGATTTTAACGACTTCCTGCATACAGAAGGAAATAGCGCTCAATTGTTCGCTGAATCAGCCAGACAAGCCGATACATTAAGCGCCAGCCTGGAAGGCCTTGCAACAACGATTAAAGCATTTGCCGATAAGGAATTACTCGGCGCTTTATCTGGATTAAAGGACGGGCTGAACGCATTACTTGATGAGCAGGCAGTCGCCTCAGGAAGAAAAAGTTTCATCGACAGGATCCGGGCCTCACGCCAAGCGCGCGTGCAGCGAAATACACAGCTTAAATCTATGAACGCAGGTTCGCCGGCAGCGACGCTTGAGGATCTGATACCGAAAGGTCCGTTGAAAAATTTCAACCCACCCAAAGACAACGGGAGTTTTTTCCTGGGGCACGGCCCGTCAGCACAGACTCAACCACCACGCGGCGAGATTGTGATCCGCATCGACCAGGAGGGCCGCGCCAAGGTCAAGTCGATGCGCAGCGAGGACCTCGACCTTAAAGTCGATTCCGGTCCCAGGCTGGTGAACCAATGAATTGGCGGGATCAGTTACAGCAGGGCAAGTTCCGGGATGTAGCATTCCGCACCTCGGCGGCTGAACTGGTCGGCGGCCGGCGTGTGGCGGTGCATGAATATCCGCACCGCGATGCACCGTATCCTGAAGATCTCGGCCGCAAAGCGCATGCCTTCTCACTGCAGCTGTATGTGTTGGGTAATGACTACATGGCGGCGCGAGATCAGTTGCTGTCCGCTCTGGATAAAAAAGGCCCCGGCACACTGGTTCACCACTACCTGGGCACGTTGAGAGTGCAGGTAGTTGAATATCGGCTCATCGAGAGCACGCGTGATGGCGGTATGGCACGATTTTCTGTCTCGTTTGTGGAGGCCGGTGATAATCGGCTGCCGGCGCAGCGGGCGGATACGCCGGCAATTGTTGCGTCACGCGCCGACACGGCGCATGCCGAAAATGAGGCCAGATTTGACACTAAATTCAGCGTGACAGGTCAGCCGCAGTTTGTGAGCGATGCAGCCAGCTCGTTGTTGACGACGGCGATGGGCAAACTCACAGCCCTGTCTGAAGCCGTGCCCACCATTCCGGCCGAAGCGGCCAAGTTTCAGCAACAGCTGGGACAGGTTTCCAGCCAACTCTCGACGTTGCTGCTGTCACCCGCCACGCTGGCCAGCCAGGTTACCGGCTTTATTCGTTCATTCCCGGCACTGGTTTCGCGCCCCCTCGATGCGTTGTCATTGACGCGGCAGTTGTTTGACTTCGGCAATGATACGCAGCCTGTGACAGGCAGCACCCCGGCTCTGCAGCAGCAGGCGGACAACCAACAGGCGATAACCCGCCTGGTGCAGCGCGCGGCTGTGGTGGAGGCGTCTCGCGTGGCGTCGACGGTGCCGTTTGATTCACGCGATGCGGCGCTTATGGTGAGAGACGAGCTATCGGATCAGCTGGATATCCAGACGGAATCGGCCGACGACGACACCTATGCGGTGTTCACCGATCTGCGCGTGGCGATGGTGACGGACATCAACGCCCGCGGCGCCGATCTGGCCCGAGTGGTCAGCTATACGCCTGCCACCACGCTGCCGGTGCTGGTGGTGGCGCACAGGATTTATGGCGATATCACGCAGGAGGCGGATATTGTCTCCCGCAACGGCATCGTCCACCCGGGTTTCGTGCCTGGCGGTCAGGCGCTGGAGGTGTTGAGCCGTGTCTGAGATCACCCTGCAGCTCAATGGCAGCGTTTACGGCGGCTGGGTAGATGCCTCGGTACAGCGGAGCATCGAGCAGGTTTCCGGCACCTTCGAGCTGGGTGTTACCGAACGCTGGCCAGACCAGCCGACGGCGCGACAAATCCGCCCTGGCGACGCCTGCACGGTGCAGGTAGACGGCGAGACGGTGATTACTGGCTATGTCGATGACGTGGATCTGGGTTATGACAAAGAGACACACGCGGTGCAGATACGGGGCCGCGACGCTACCGGGGATTTAGTCGACAGCAGCGCGATGTCTGGCAAGTGGAAAGGCCAGACGCTGGCAAAGCTGGCGACGACGGTCTGCGAACCCTTCGGTATTTCCGTTACGGATCTGGCTCAGGACGATTACACGTTCACCGCGCTGGAGACGGACTCCGGCGAAACGGTCTTCGAACTGCTGGAGCGGGCCTCGCGCCATGTAGGCGTGTTGCTGGTTTCGGATGGCGTGGGCGGGCTGGTGTTGACGCGTGCCGGTACCGAGCGGATCGGTACCCGGCTTGAGCTGGGTAAAAACATTCTGGCAGGCCGCGCGAACTTTAGCCACCGGGACCGGTTCAGCGAGTATCGGGTGATCGGGCAGAGTGCCGGCACCGACAACTGGAATGGTACCCAAGCCTCTGGCCCGGTGGCGAAGGTGAAAGACACGCGCATCAAACGCCATCGCCCGACCACGATCGACGCCGAAGAGACCATTACGCCGGCGCTGGCAAAACAGCGCGCCATCTGGCAACGCAATGCCAGTTTTGGCCGGTCTCAGGCGGTGACGTACACCGTGCAGGGCTGGCGGCATGCCGATGGGTTATGGACGCCCAACCGCATGGTATCGGTATTCGACAGCTTTATCGGTCTGGAGGTTGAGTGGCTGCTGGTCTCAACGGCCTTTTCCCTGGGGAACGATGGCGGCCAGCTGACCGACTTGACGCTGATGCCGCGTGAAGCCTTTGAGTTAATCCCACTTCCGGAGTCGACCGATGGTTCGTGGGTTAGCTAAAGTGCTGGCGCCGCTGCGGCGCAGACTCTCGCACCTGGTGCTGCGCGCCGTGGTGAAGTTGATTGATGACGCCCACACCCTGCAGGGCCTGCAGGTCACCCTGCTGGACGGCGAGGTGGCGGACGAGGTCGAGCGCTTCCAGCAATACGGGCTGACCTCTCACCCGAAACCCGGCGCAGAAGGCATTGCGCTGGCGGTGGGCGGTAAACGCACGCACACGGTAGTGATCAACGTGGACGACCGGCGTTATCGGCTGAAGGGGCTGGCCGAGGGTGAGGTGGCGTTATACGACGACCTCGGGCAGCAGGTGTACCTGAAGCGCACCGGCATGGAGTTGATCTCCAGTCAGCAGATCACGCTCAACACCCCCTCGGTGCATTGCACGGGCGATGTGGCCGTAGACGGCGATGTGGTGGCGAGCGGGATCAGCCTGGTGTCACATACCCACGGTGGCGTTACCCCAGGCGCCGGGTCTACCGGAGTGCCGCAATGACGGATGCCGCCATCGTCTGGACGAATTTTTCCGGCGATATCGCCATGGACGGTTACGACCTGAAGTCGGACAACGGTTTGCAGACGGCGGTGATCATTTCGTTATTCACGGATCGCCGTGCGAACGACGACGATGCGCTTCCGGCCGGTGATGACCGGCGTGGCTGGTGGGCGGACGCGTTTCTGGACGTCGAGGATGACAGGATCGGCTCACGGCTGTGGCTGCTGAACCGGGAGAAACAGATGCAGCGCGTTGTGATCCGCGCCCGCGAGTACGCCGAGGAAGCGTTGCAGTGGCTGGTGGACGATGGCGTGGCAAAGCGCGTGACCGTGGAGACCGAGGTGGTGCGCGATGGTGTGCTGGGCCTGTTGGCGAAAATCGATAGACCTGACGGTACAGCGATTGATTTTCAATTTGACCATATATGGGAGGCCATTTAATGCCCTTTTCCCGGCCGACATTGCCCGACTTGATTGCACGCGCCCAGGCGGATATTGAGAGCCGCCTGCCTGGCGCCGATGCGCGGCTCCGGCGCACATTGCTCGGTGTGTTGGCCCGCATCCATGCCGGCAGCGCCCATGCCCTGTATGGATACCTGGACTGGCTGGCACGGCAGCTGATGATCGATACCGCCGAGGTTGACCACCTGGACAGGTGGGCCTCGATCTGGGGCGTCTCGCGGAAAGCAGCTACGCCAGCCATCGGCAATGTGTCGTTTACCGGGACAGATAACACCGTGATTCCGATCAGCACGGTGTTGCAGCGGGCTGACGGCGCGGAATTTGTGACCGACGCGGCAGGCACGATCACGGCGGGCACGGTTGTGGTGGCCGTAACCGCCAGCACAGCGGGCGATAACGGCAACACTGTGTCCGGCTCGGCGCTGTCGCTGGTGTCGCCTATCAGCGGCGTGAACGGTACGGCAACGGTAGATGCCAGCGGGTTGACTGGTGGCACGGATGCCGAGGCCGATGACGCCCTGCGCAGCCGACTGCTGGCTCGTATCCAGCAGCCCCCCCATGGCGGGGCCGATTTCGATTACGTGACATGGGCGCTGGAGGTTGCCGGTGTGACGCGTGCCTGGGTGTATCCGGCCGAGCTGGGCCTGGGCACGGTGTCGGTGCGCTTCATGATGGACGACACCTACAGCGACGGTATCCCGTTGGCGGCGGACGTGACGGCGGTGCAGAGCTATATCGACACACTGCGCCCAGTAACCGCAGCGGTAACTGTTGTCGCGCCGGTTGCCGTGCCGTTGGATTTCACGATTTCGCTGATACCGAACACGTCAACGACGCAAGCGGCGGTGCAGGCCTCGCTGCAGGATCTGATTCAGCGAGAGGCTTCGCCGGGTGGCACGCTGCTGATCAGCCATATCCGCGAGGCCATCTCGACCTCGGCCGGCGAGACAGACCACACGCTGACCGTACCAGCAGCCGATGTCACCCACACGACGGGGCAGATTGCGACGATGGGCACGATTACCTGGACATGATGCGATGGGCATGAGCACAGACGAATATCGCAGCCATCTGCAGGCGTTATTGCCGCAAGGTTCGGCCTGGCCGCGAGCGGCAGATGCTACGCTCACGCAGCTGTTGTCTGCACTGGCTGATGAGTTCGAGCGGCTGGACCTGCGCGTGGATCAGTTGATCGATGAGGCCGATCCGCGCACGACGCTGGAGATGCTGACGGACTGGGAGCGCGTGCTCAAACTGCCCGACCCATGCGTGACGGAATCCCAGACGACGCAGGCCAGGCGTAATGCGCTTGTCGGCAAGCTGGTGAGTATTGGTGGCCAATCTCTGGCATATTTCATCGGCGTGGCTGCCTCACTCGGTTTTACCGTGACGATTACAGAATTCCACCCCTTCCTTGCAGGACAGGGCTTGGCGGCAGATCCACTGACCAATGGCGATTGGGCCTACGCCTGGCGCATCAATGGACCACAAACGACATTCCGAAACTTCGAGGCAGGGCGAAGCACCGCCGGCGAGCCGTTACGCGACTGGGGCAACAAGCTCCTGGAGTGCGTGATCTCACGACTTAAACCTGCACACACCACACTATCATTCAGCTATGGAGCGACATAATGCACCGCATCGACGCACCCGGAGCCACGGCAACAAACGAGTTTACTGACGGCGATCCCGTCAATGCCATTCCTGCCACCACGCTATGG